GCTCCACCCAATCCGAATTGTAAACCTATATTGTTATTTATACTATCTTGAAGTGTATAATGAGCAAAATCTGAATTTGGGCCTAAATATCTGAACTTCATATTGTCCCAATGATTCTGCATACCTATTTTCTTCTTCTCTGAACTACCATTTGCAAAATATGTCCATGTTTTCTCTGTGTAACTTCCAACTTCGTGGAATGAAACTGGACCAATTTGAAGTTGTGCTAAGTTTAAGTTTATAAAACCTGCAGGAAGTAACCAACCAGGTTGTGCTTCATTATTCATTGAAGCAAGTAGTTTAATAAATATTTGAACCTCACCAAAGAATATAAATCCAGCTGGATGAATTAATCTTGTAAATGCATTCTTCCAATCTGCAATATTCTTACCAGTCTTTAGAACATATGAAAACTTTTGCCAATAGTAAGAATCTTGTAAAAACTTCTTATCTGATAAGAAACCATTTGCTGATGTAAATAAACCCTTAGGATATGTTTTAACCACATCTCCATTTGATAATGCACTTGTAAATGTTAATCTATATTTTATTGTTGTATCTGAATATACATCTTCTGTATAGTCTGTACCTGGAGTCTTATATACATCGTTAACAAATACTATATCATCGTCAAAAACTGCTACATTGCCTGCATCATTATTTCCACTTACAACCGTAGGTGTTCCACTAATTGTAAATATATTCCAAGGTGTATAGTTAGATTGATTCGCTATAATATCAGCTGATTGGTCTGTCCAATCACCATCAGATGGATTTAATAAATCTATAAATGGAAAATATGTTTCAACCTCATCATCATAGATCATTCTAAAGAATGATGTAATAGATTCTGGTGTACCTCTACTTCTATAAAACTCAATAAGATGCTTATAAAACATTCTTGGTTCTGTAGCAAAGTCTCTTGGTACCGCAACACCAATTTCATTTTGGAGTTCTGTAAGAAGATGTTCCTCTACAAAATCAATATCTCTTTGAATATCAAGTGAGTTTAAATAAAACCCAGAGTTATTTTCACGTTCTAAATAAAGAGCATATACCTTAATGAATGCAACAAGATCTGGATACGCACCTTGTATATGGTCAGGTATTAAATCATCTACATATGATGATATATTATATTTACCTAAACCACTTGCCATTAGCTACTCACCGTTGTATAATCGATACCAGCAGTTGTACCACCAGTAGCCATTGTATCTATCTCACCTGATATAATTGCAGTTGAGGTATTAATTGTTAGTAATTCATTTCTTGTAGGGGATACGTCAGTAGATGCCGGCTTAACCGTAACATCGATTGTAGTTGAACCTGTAGGAAGTGCTGTAGGATTAAAGCTAGTTAACGTTACTGTACCAGTACTTTCATTTACTGAACCAGCATTTGTATCATATATTAAACCACTCACATCAACAATTTGAATAATTCTGCTTTCAGTTAAAGTATCATAGTAATCTTTAAGCATACATTGTACACCACTATATGTAAACATTGTTGATGTCACATAAGAACCAGTTGTACCTGAAGTAGCATCTAAATCTGTAAGAGCTTGATTAAATTTAAGTGAATATGCTGTTGCTGTACCAAGTGTTGGTATGATTTTCTTTGTCATTTTAACACGAGTAACATTAGATAGGATAGCAATATTAGTAGCATCTATTTTCTGAACAACATTACTTGCTCTAAATACTCCACCAAATCCTTTTAATATATCTGTATTATATGCCACAAGTGTACTCCTTATTGAAGTTGAAAGCCCACTCGCTGTAACTGTTGCAAGGTTTGGATTATATTTGAAAAATACTTCTAAGTCTATATACGTATAATCAGGGTCAACAAGAACCGGAGTAATAGATACAACATTTTTAGGTTTAAGAATATTTGTTATAATTGTTTCTTTTTGAGCAGCAGTTAATACATTAGCTGACAAAGGTTTAATACTTACATAAACCTTACCATAATCAGGCGTGGTATGATCTTCACCACCCCATACATTAACAGCTTCAATATCAGCAAATTCATTTTGCAGAATAGATTTATAATCATCTGGTGTTACTGCACGGTTTTGAGATACGTGGGCGAGAGGTGCATTAAACTTAATAGCTTCTTTAGTTTCTCTTGGCGCACCACCAGTAGCTTTAGTCACAAGAGTTATTGTCTCATCGGTATTATTATTAAGTGAACCTGTCATTGTGAATACCGTACTACCATTAACATTTGCGCCAGAAGAAATATAAGAATATTCAATCATAATAGTATTTCCATTTCCAGGTTTCCTACCAATTATATTATCACCAAATTTAATTTCAAAATAACCATCTCGGCTTTCTTCTAAAAAGAATACTTCACTTAAGCCAGTTAAATTTACTACATTTTTATTTAAAGTATAAACTTTAGCTGCTGATGTTGAATTTGAATCGGTAACTGTTACTTTAATTGATGCTGTATTTACATTAGCTACAGGAATTAGGTATTGTTCAAATATATTATCTTGGAATGTATATGTTATACTTCCCAATGTGCCTTGTTCAATTCCAATATTAGAAAATAGCCAACCATTAGTTGAATCAAAGGTTATTGTAGATGTGGCTGAAGCAAACATTGGATATGTAACACCATCAATAACGGTTTGGAATGTAGTACCTCTAGACATAGTTAATGGAAGTGGGTCATTATTTGAATCATGATTCCATAAAGGTGTAGCTGTAGTATCATAATTCATTTTAACATCTACAAAAGCGACTGAAGGAGCAATAGATCTTGGTACATAACCTAATAACTTCGCATGAGATACAACTGAAGTTCGTAACTGAGATGTATCTAGGAATGTTTCATTCAATGCGAAGTTTGCATTCATTGAATTGATATGGGTTATATATGCTAGGACATCAATAATGGTTGACATTGCAGAGCCATCATAATTATAGTCATTGAAGGTCGTATCTGTGTCTTGCATGTATGCAACTATATTTGCTTTTATCTGGTCAAAATCTAATTGACTTGCTGTAATTCTACGTTCTATTGCCATTATCGTAATCTCTCTATTGTGGTAGATACATCTATTATTTCATTAGTTGATCTAACTCTACCGGTTACTGTGATATATACGTCATTATCCTCTTCTGTTGTATGAACATTTGTATTTAATATTTCTATTCTTGGTTCGTAATTAGATAGTGCAACATTAATAGATGTTGCCATATTTGCTGCTGTTATTCGAGTCATATTTTCAAATAAGTATGCTCTTAAGTTTGCACCGAATTCCCATTGAAAAGGTCTCTCTCCGTGATTAGTTCGAAGTATATTAAGACAGCTTTGTATTACTGCATTATTATTCTTCTTTATTCCAACGTCATTGGTATTAGGATTTTGCTTAAAAGTAAAATCTAAATCTTTGTACGTTACTTGTCGTGCTATCTGTGCCATATATTCTATTTATACATTATTCTTCTGGAACTGGAACTGATATTTCAGCTTGAGTATTTCCATCACTATCATTACCTTGTGTATGAATATGAGTATTCAAATTAATTGCATCTGACCCACCTGAAACTGATGCTACTGAATCAGTATTAGTTCTTAATGTATGAGTAACATCTACATTACCACTTAATGTAATTTTCTTACCTGATGGTCCCCATGCCCCAGACACAGTTGTAGATTCTACTTGAGTAGGAACTTTTAATATCATATTATCATTACTTGTTATATTAGCTGTCCCAGTAATATCAGCTGTCATATTACCAGTAACTGTTGATGTCGAATTACCAGTAATTGTTGATGTCATATTACCACCAACTTGTGCGTTAAGGTCTTTAGATACAGCCAAATCACAATGACCACTTACAATAATTCGAACATTGCCAGTAACCTCAACTGTATCATGACCTGCTACTAAACAATAGTTATCTGATACAATCCTTTGAACCTTTGAGCCATTAGGTTGAATCTCATATTGAGTACCACTCTTATGTCTCTCCATGATACGTTCTGCACCAGGAGTATCATCATATTCTTTAACATGACCACTCTCTGTTGCATACACATTATTATATGGATATACTGGTCCATAAGAACTTCCTGGTTCATATGTACCAAGAGGTTCATTAGCGTGCGGGTTTGCTTCGCCTCTAACTCTTACATTATTATCTTTCGCACCATCTGTCTTAGTAGGAAGAGTTCCAGTTACAATAAATTCTTGTAAGGTTATATCTAAAGCAACACATGAAACTAATGTACCAACCTGTAAATTTATACTTGCACCATGACCAAGTTGTGCAGGAGTATTTGTAGAAGTTAAACACTTTGACCATCCAAGTTCTTTTGACTCTATATTATCGTGAAGACCATATATTTTTACCTTAACTCTTCCAAGTTTTTCTGGGTCATTAATATCTACTACTGTTCCAAATTGCATTATAGCATCTCTCTA